ATCGATTACGAGACAGCAGAAGCGCGCGGCTACTTCAAGCTGGACTTCCTGAACATGACCGTGTATCAACTGGTGCGTGATCCCGAGCACTATGAATGGACGTTGGCGCAGCCCGTGCCCTGGAACAGACTGTGGCAAGAACCCGCCTGGGCCCAGCAGTTGGTGCATGTGGGCAACTACACAGACCTACTCGAGGCCATGCAGCCCGACTCGATCCCAAGGATGGCGGCGTTTATCTCGATCATACGTCCGGGAAAGGCGCATCTGCAGAATCGTCCCTGGGCAGAAGTTTTTGCATCGGTCTGGGACGGAGATACAAGCCGGGGCTACACGTTCAAGAAAGCACATGCCATCAGCTATGCCATGCTGGTGGCCCTGCACATGCGACTAATCCATTCGGCGGACCAAGGTGATTGATTTACGTTTAGATTTTTTCCTTGCGAAAGCTGCAAGGCTGATGACCGGACCATGCACTATCTGCAGTTCCTTATTGTTAAATGTCCGCAGGAAAGCACGGAAAGGGTCCCATTCTGTGCGCAGGAATATGTTGATGGGTATGAGATGGTTGCTTTCCCACCACCAGGTATTGGCAAGGTCTAAGTAGCGCCGTTTGAGATCTGGGTCAGTTATGGCTCCAAAATCATAGATGGTGGTTATGGCATCGTCGCTGTTTTGCACTATGCCGATGTATTCGTTGCCCGCGTGGACTACAAGGCTGATAAAGGGGTATTTTTGACTCAGTGCCGCGAACAAGTTTGAACCCATAAATATCGTTGGAGATTTCGAGTGTATTCAACCACTGCCTATTTATATCAGCAGATACAGCAAGTTCTCCTGATAGATGTCAGTGGCGCTTATTTCAACGCGAGGTGGAATCCTGTGTATGCAAAAAGTTTGAAACTGAACCTGGGAGTGGACAATGTGATCCTGTTCCAGTTCCTGAATCAGGACCAGAAGCCCGTGAACATCACTGGCGCCACCTTCACCTTCCGCTTGATCAGCCAGGATGGCGAGAACCTGCTGTATGCAAAAGAACTGGTCAGCCTGAACAATCCGCTCGGCCGGGCCAAGGTCACCATCCCGGCCGCAGACACCCTGGCCTTCCAGGCACAGCCCGCAAGCTACAGCCTGGAGATTTCATCGGGTGTGCTCGACCAAGCAGTGCTCACGGACGATTACTCGGGTGCTCGTGGTGACATAGATATCGTGGATTCCGTATTTCCCCGTTTCGTTGCTAGCCAAGAGCTCACAGTGCCCAGCCAAGCACCAGACTCAAACATCTACTACACCAGTACCATCGCTACTGAGGGCACCCGCCTGACCACGTTCCAGATTGATACCTTGGCCTTTACCGGCATCATCCAGGTACAGGGCAGCCCCAATGCAGATGCCAACACGGTAGATTGGTATGACATAGAATTTGAAGACCTCGAAACTCGCACAACCGTGGACGAGATCATCTACAACCAAAGCACCCGGCGGACGGCCATCAACGTTGCGGGCTATCATCCTTATCTGCGCCTGAGCCTGCAGGTTTCGGACGGCGCGGTAGACACCATAATCTATAGATGAAGTTTGACAAGATAGTTGGTTTTGGCGACTCATTCATGTGGGGCGACGAGCTGCTGGACTCCAACCTCGTGGACCATCCGCACGCGCATCCAGTCTTGATGGAAAACACACCTTATCGCGAAGGCCACTGTTTTTTGGGGCGCCTTGGCGGCCATTATGGAGTAGCGACAGAAAATTTTGGTTGGCCCGGCGGCAGTCTCCAGAGCACCATTTGGACTTATCTTTGGTGGCTCGAGCACGAAACCACACCTTTCGATCGCTGTGTGGTACTGATCGGGCTGACTGATGGTCTTCGCCACAGTTTTTACAATCCAAATCATGTGAGCTATTCCAACGACCCTCCCTGGAATCGTTTCATGCATACCAGCTGGATACATAGTGGAGCCAGCACTGTAGCTCAAGAATGGGAAGATCTGGGCAAACGCTACATGTTGTTGACGGATTGTGCGGAGTTGATCAAGCTGAATTTTCGCCAAGCGGTCTTGTTTTTCCAGGGACAGTCAGCTAAGCATCACACGGTCTTACAATTCAAGACGATCTGGTCCGATCTTACCATGGACGAAAGCAGCTTGCTCTGGCCACAGTCGAGTTTACAAACCATGTTTGATGTTCGGCCAAATCGCCAAGATTTTCTATGCCCAATGGGCCATCCTAACGAAAAAGGTCATAAAGAGATAGCCCACTGCTTGATCAGTGAGATAGATCGTGCTATACTGACTAAGTGATAGACATCCTCAGTTATCTGCCGGGCAAGCGCAAGAAAACCAGCTCAGGTTGGACGTCATTCAATGCGCCTTGTTGCGTGCACAACGGTGAATCGGCAGATCGGCGACAGCGCGGCGGCATCAAGATTACCGACCAAGGCTGGAGCTATCACTGTTTCAATTGCAGTTTCACGGCATCGTTCATCCTGGGCCGCACACTTTCGTTCAAGGCCAGGCGGCTGTTGCAATGGCTCATGGTGCCCCAGGAAGAGATCGAACGTATCAATCTCGAGAGCCTGCGACATCGCAGCATACAAGGCATCTTGGATGATCGCCAGCGCACAGCGCAGGCAGTGCAGGGCATAGAGTTCGAGGACAGGGATCTGCCAGTTGATTTCGCTCTTGTCGATGCCAACACTCCCCTGCACTGGCAGTACCTGCGCGATCGATGCGTGCCAGAAGACTATCCCATTGGCATGATACATGGTGATGCCCAGGACAAATTCATGCGGCGCCAGGGCGTGATCATACCATATACCTATGATGGTCGTATCGTTGGCAGCACGCGCAGATATTTTGACGACAGGAATCCACGTTACATACATGACATGCAGCCCGGCTATGTTTTTGGCACAGATCTACAGAAACCCGACTGGCGGCACACCGTCGTGGTCGAGGGTGTGTTTGATGCTCTCGCGATTGGCGGCCTGGCGGTCCTGCATGCCGACATCAATGATGCCCAGGCGCGCTTGATCCGCAGCCTGGATCGTGAGATCACGGTGGTGCCGGATCAGGACGAAGCCGGTATGCGGCTGGTAGATCGCGCGATAGAACTGGGATGGACCGTGAGCATGCCCGACTGGCCCGATGGAGTGAAAGATGCGAACGATGCGGTAAAGCAGTGGGGAAGACTGGTGACCTTGATACATATATTCCAGGCACGAGAGACCAGCAGGATCAAGATCGAACTAAGGAAGAAACAACTTGTCAAAAGTTTTAGATAATTGGTGTCCGGAAGTGTATCGGAGCATGTTCATAGATCGCCACAACATTGACCACATTAGAGTGGCGCCATGTTGTCAGGCTATGTCCAAAATTGAATCAGTCAATGGTTTCAATTTCTCTACCAGTCCTACTCTGCAGAGGTTCCGCAAACAGTTCGACCAAGGACGACGACCTTCTGAGTGCAATGCGTGTTGGCAGGTCGAATCGGTAGGCCATAAAAGTCGCCGACAGAGCGCGATTGAATTTTTTAATCTCACTAAAAATTTTGATTTAGTGCAATTAGAAAGCATAGACCATAGTGCGACATATGCCTGTAATATGGCTTGTGTGATGTGTGGGCCTATCAACAGCAGTCTATGGGCTGCGCAATTGGAATACGATCATCATGATCTTCAACAGATCGGTCGACGGTTCCAGCAGGAAAATCATGTGTTTGACAATGTTGATTTATCTCATGTTAAAAAAATACATTTTAATGGCGGCGAACCGTTGTTGAACGATCATCAAACTGTTCTGTTAGATATGTTAGAAAAGAAAAATATATTGAAAGATATTTTTTTGAGTTACAATACCAACGGGAGCGTGTTTCCTAACGACCAATTGATCGATCGATGGCAGCGGAGCCGTTTGGTTAGACTGTTCTTCAGTATAGATGCTACAGGACATGCATTCGAATACATCAGATGGCCCGGAAAATGGCAAACGATCTCAGACAATATCAAACGCATGCGTGACACATTGCCCAGCAACGTGATGTTTGGTTTGAATGTGACTGTCGGCATGTACAATATTTTAGAAATGAGAGATCTCTGGAATTGGTTTGATCGCAACATATCGACCAATCGAGAAGGTGACCACAGTGACTTTAACTGGCAAATAGCGAGTAATTTTGATCCGGCGAGAGCGTGTGCAGAAGCAAAAAATCACGCAATATCATCCATGCGTGAAATTCCTGCATTGATGGGGATTGCGGATTATCTCCAACAGTCAATCACACGGCCAGATGATAAGGAGTGGATAACTATTTTTAATCGGTATGATTTGAAAAGAAAAACCAATTGGCAGAATAGTCTCCAAATTGCCGCCTACTATTGAAATGCTAAAAAACTACACATTTGATGTACAAAAGTTATTTTTAGAAATGATGCTCCAGGACGCGCAGAGCTACATCCGCGTGCAGAACATCTACAATCCAGAGAACTTTGATCGCAGCCTGCGACCAGCGGCCGAGTTCATCAAAGATCACTGCGACCGGCACAAGACCATGCCCGAGCGCACACAAGTATCGGCTACCACTGGTCTCCGTCTGGAGCACATACCCGATCTTACGGAGGGACACTTTGATTGGTTCTTGGAAGAGTTCGAAGGATTCACCAGGCGGCAAGAGCTAGAGCGCGCGATCTTGAAGTCAGCAGACTTGCTGGAGAAGGGCAACTTTGATCCGGTGGAGAAGCTGATCAAAGATGCTGTACAGATCAGCCTGACCCGGGACATGGGCACAGACTATTTCGATGATCCGCGTGCGCGATTGTTGGCCCTCAAGAACAACAACGGACAGAACTCTACAGGTTGGCCGGCCTTGGACCGGTTGCTGTATGGTGGATTCAACAGGGGAGAACTGCAGATTTTTGCCGGAGGGTCGGGCTCGGGCAAGAGCCTGTTCATGCAGAATCTAGCGGTGAACTGGGTAGAAGCCGGCTTGAGCGGCGTGTATATCACGCTAGAGCTTTCAGAAGGCCTGTGCGCCATGCGGATAGATGGCATGCTGACCAACACAGCGCAGAAAGAGATCTTCCGGGACCTTGATACAGTAGAGATGAAGATCAAGATGATGGGCAAGAAGTCGGGCAAGATGCGTATCAAATACATGCCCGCACAGTCAACCGTGAACGACATACGGGCCTATCTCAAGGAACTGCAGATACAGACTGGACTGAAGGCCGACTTCTTGTGCGTGGATTACTTGGACCTTCTCATGCCTGTATCGGCCAAGGTCAGCCCCAATGACTTGTTCGTGAAAGACAAGTATGTGAGTGAAGAACTCCGAAACTTGGCCAAAGAACTCAACATCTTGTTCGTCACAGCGTCGCAGTTGAATCGTGCAGCGGTGGAAGAGATCGAATTTGACCACAGCCACATATCGGGTGGCATCTCTAAGATCAACACAGCAGA